CGGATGGGCATGGCCGGAGCGTCCCGCACGGCGGCCCGAAAAGCAAACAGCCCGTCACCTTGCGATGACGGGCTGCTGCGGTATTTTGGTTGCGGGGGCTCGCAACTCGACTTGGAGACTGCGAATCGGCAATTAGGCGAGACCAGAGACAGTTGCAGTCCAGTCGGCACGATCTGGACCTTCCACACCTCACGAGCTACTTTGACTATGCCCGCTCTGGTGTGGTCCGACTCTTCCATGCAGGCGACGATTTGGCGGACCAGCCCGGCGCTTACTTGACGATGTGTTCGAAACACACGCACGCGGTGCATGACCAAGCCCTCACTCGCTGACGGCGGCTATGATCAAAGCGACCCTAGGCACAACTTCGTCCAATTCGAAGGGTCGAAACTTTACTAACAGGGAGAGAGTGATGAATATTCGTCGTGCACTGGCCGCCATCGCATTGGCTGTCACAGCCACGTCCAGCAACGCCGCACTGCAAGGCGTGTCATCCTGGGTCCAGAGCCTACGCATTGAGTCAGGCGTGGCATTTATCAGTCTGGATCAGCCGATTCCGGTGTGTGGCAGTCGAGTGTGGGTCGATCTGAGCACCCCAGTCGGTCGAGCAATTTATAGCACCGCGATGCTGGCTTTCACGTTGCCAAAGCCCGTGGACATCCGAGCATATGACGAAAGTGTCAGGAACAACGGTGCCTGCCAGCTCTTCGACATTAACGTCCACAATTAATCGACGTTGGCCATGAACCTCCAAGTATTAAGACGCATCTTGTACTTCGGCGCGTTCCTTGCGTCGGGTCTCTGCACAAATGTCTGTCTTGCTCAAGGGGCACCGCTCTTTAAATACTCGTCCTCAGAACAAGCGGAATCATTATCGGAGAACGCAAAGAAATCCTTAGCCGAAATTAGGCCACGCACGGATTCTTCAAATAGCATCTATTTGATTGAGCCTGATCCGAACGCTCTACTGAACACTATATTACGTTTCACGCTTCCAGACGGAAGTGTTTTAGTTCTAACCAAAAGCCCGAAGAGCCTCACAGGCCCTAACTACTGGAATGGGACAACCGAACTCGGCCTTGAAGTTACATTCACCTCGGACGGAAAATCTCTCGTGGGCGCCGTTCGTCATGAAGGCAGAATCTACAGCATAACACCTCTGCCAAATGGCGCGCATGTGCTGGAGGTAAGGAGGTTGGGGCTGCGCAATAAAATTAGCCATTCGCTGCAGAAAGGCCCAAAGCTGTCAGCCGCGGCACTGTCACGACCCGCCACCCGCCTAACCAATAGCGTAACAACGCAAGCTTCTTCGGTACCAAACGTCGACATTTTGGTAGTCCACTATTTCACATTCGTGCAGAGGGTCACGGCCCAGGGCATGATTAATCAACTAAATCAGTCCTTCGCCAACAGCGGCATCTCTGCCACAGCAAATCTCGTTGGCTTCGAGCAAGTCCCGCTTGCGCCCACGATCAATTTGGACGCGGACCTCGTAGCGCTTCGCTATTCGCAGCAAGTTGCCAACCTTCGAAACAGCGTGAACGCAGACCTCGTCATTTTGCTAACCCGAATTTCGCAGCCGAGTACGACCTCTTACGACTGCGGTGTCGCCGGCACGACATTGGATGAGTTTAACTCTTTCGCGATAGTTGAGGAATCTTGCATTGAGGAAGTTTTTGCCTTCAACCATGAAGTTGGGCATATGGCAGGCATACTCCACCAGAACGACAATCCATCCAGCGGCGACAATCACGGGTATATCTTTTTTCAGCCTAAAGCCAACCCTCTCCCGCTCGAGAGAAATGGTTATTGCTGGGCGACAATCGTCACCCAAGTGTTTGGCGACGACTGTTACCGGCCCGGTCGTACCTTCGACGCTACGACCACTATCAATTACTGGTCCACGCCGAGCAAAATTTTTGGCGCCGTAAACTCCCCGAAAGTCCCCATGGGAGAGGCCGGCACATCAAATGAAGCGCGTGTAATAGCTCAGAATTGGCCAATCATCGCCCATTATCGAATGTCACCGACCGACCCCCCAGCACCCGGAAACATCCCGACAATCAATTTCAAGCTTCGGACTGCGGTGGAGGTCATCAAAAACAATGACTTCATTGAGCCTTAATGCGGTAGCGTACCCGAGTGACCTCAATGACCTCCTGGGCGTCTTTGGGAGAGTCGAAGGGAACGATAAAGTGAAAATCCTGCTTCGTGAGTGGGCTGCTAGGCGCTACGACCCGGTCCCGTCGAACTTCACCCTGCGCCGGTGGGCCCGCGAGGGCGAAATCGTGCCGGCGCCGGAGCTGGTCGGGAAGGCCTACTACGTCGACGAGCGGGCCGAGCGTCTGAACACGAGGCCGCAGACCCTGCTCGACCGAATCCATGCGGCCCGCTGATCCCACCGGGTTCGCTGCCCCGAGCCCGACGCTCACGGTCCCGGATCCGGAAAACCTCACCGGCTACAAGACCCGGACCCATCAGCAGGCTTGGTTGCGAACCGAAGGGATGCCTTTCCGGGTCGACCACCGCGGGCGCCTCATCGTCGTGAGTGATCACGTGAAGGAGTGGGTGCGCGGCGTGGAAATCGGGCCGGCCTTCCAGAGGGCCACGCCTGGACCTCGCCAACCAAGGTTTAGTGCGACTCGCAGACGCGTTGACGGTGGGTCGGCCATCCAGCCATCGTGGGAAGCAAAGCCGCCTAGACGAGGTCCAGTACCTTCGCAATCGAGGTGGCTCGCGTGTAGTACGACAAGCCTGAGTGACGCATGGGGTGCGAACTCGACGGGTCATCCAACAGGTGACCGGACATGATGCCAACGAGCATCGGAGGCTCCGCGCCGACCACTCCGGGCTTCGCGTGAGTAAAAACCGGGCTCCCGCTTGAACCGGAGAACGACAGTCCAGCGACAAGGGTCACGTCCGACGCATAGACTGAAGAATTCGTAAACGGGATGGCAGGATCTGAGGCGATCGTTGCAGTTCGCGCGATCGGTGTTTCCCATTTTTCATCCCACCAGGGCTGACCGGCCAGCCCCGGGTATCCAATGAAAGAAATGGGATCCATGATCTGCGTGTCTCTGGCGAATGACTCGTCTGTTGCCAACTTCACGTTCAGGGCCTTGTAGCCGAAGTTTCCGAGTGGCCCTACCGACTCTAGATCGGCGAGAGCCGCGACGTCACCAGCATCCGCCACCAAGACTCTGGTTCGATTCATCGCCAGCCTAGCCCATTTGGTTTCTTGCACAGGCGCCCCCGCCTCGTGGAGGCGGACAAGGAGATCAACGTCCTGCAACGCCCACCCGGCTCCCAACTTCATTGAGGGGTCGACGTTGTGTCGGTTGGTCACAAAAGCCAACTTCCCCGAGCGGCCTCTCAAGAAGACTCCCGTGCCAGACCCCATCCGGGGAGGATTCCCGATGTCATTCACAAACGTGGTTCGAATGCGTGAGACGGTGAAAACGACTTCCTTGCTTATGCCGGTCATTGCTTGGCCTTTCGCGGTTCACGCGAATATATCGGCCGCCGGGTGCAGCAGCCCGTTGAACTCGCGCGCGACTCATGACACTAGGTGATGCGCTTCCGGTACGAAACAGCTTCATGCCACTCGTGAAGGTGCGTGGTGCCGTCCGGGTCCTTGACTATGAAGCAGTCGGGCCGAGGGTTCATGAGGTCCATGGGCAACTCTCGTCCGGCGAGCCGCACGCTGATGCCATCTCCCGGGCCAAGCCCGAGTCTCTCGGACTCCTCGAAGCATGGCCGAGAGAACGCCTTCCACTCCGGGAATTGCCTGCGTCGATCGAATAGTCCCATCGGGCGAATATAGCGTCGCAGGTCGCACAAGAAAAAGCCCCCGGCCGGGAAGGCACGGGGGCGAGGGGCCGAGGCCACGTGAGGACGGTGCTGAAGTTACGGACAGCGCGTCAGGGCATCCATCGCTGGTGCTCGATCTGCTCAGGCGCACAAAACGCGAACTCGCGCTTTGCCGAAGAATCAACGACTTAGTGCGCCCAGGCAGCCGCTCGACCCGATGCCCGCCCAGCATCCGAGTTCGCGAGTTGAGGGGGATGCGGAGCGCCACAGGGTTAAGCGGTTGCGGGGGTGCGGAGCGCACAGGCCACGTCCCAGAATTCTGGCGGTGCAATTTTGAGCCAAGATATTTCAGGGGCGCTCGGATCGGGGTGTTCAAGCGCAACTGCCTATGCGGTTCAGGAGGGGTCAACGAGCGCAGGCTTGCGCCGGTAGCGCACCACCGTCGGCTCAATTTAGCGCAGACGGTCGAGTCACAGCTTCGACTGAACGTTGGTGGCACTTCGCAACGCCGACCAGACCCTGCCGCTGTTGTTGGATATCTGGCTTGCGACCTCGCTCACGGCGATCTCGACGGTCTGCGTCTGCTCGTTCCAGGACCGAGACTGTTCCTGCAGTTGGGTCGAGGTGTTGAACACCACGGTGATGGTCGGCATGCCGCCGGCGCCCACCTGGTTGGCCGGTGTCACGTTGCCGCCTGCGGTCGGGAGCATGTACTGGCTGCCATTGGCCGCGGTGAACATCTCCGGTCGGCCCGTCTCGTTGACGCGGTACATCGTGCCTGCGGAGACCGGGCCACCGTACTGGCGTCCGCCGCCGAAACTGGCTCCCTTGATCGACGACAGCACAGTGCCACCTGCGGCGGCCACCGACGCCATCGCTGCGAAGTTCGCAGGCCATGGCGCGGAGAAGTTTGCGTTCATGACGGCCTGCCCGAGCTTCATCGTGGCATCGGCGATCGCGAAGGCCTTCGACACCGCGAACATCGCCTTGTAGGCGCCGGACTGCTCCCCAGCGAACGCCTTCGTAATCGATGCAATCCCGCCGAACAACTGGCCGTAGTTCTGCAGCTGAGCCGACATAGCTGCCGCTTCTTTGTCGCGCTGCTCCTGCTGAATCTGAGCGATCTTGTTCGCGGCCTGTTGGTAGATCGCGACCTTCGCGTCCTCGTACAGCTGAGTGTTCTCGAGGTCGAGCTGCTTTGCCGCCTCCTGCTTTGCAATTTGCTGCTCGGCATCGAAGATCACCTCGTCGACCGGGTTCGTGCCGTTGATGGCCTTGCGGGCATCGTTGCGCCGCTTCTCCATCTTGGCCTGCTCCGCCAGCTCCTTCTCGTTCGACTTCTCGGTCCTCTCGCGGATCAGGTTGTCCAGGCCCTCCTGGATCTCGGCACGCTTCATGGCCGCGGCCTGCATGATGAGCGTCTTCGCGCGTTCGTGACCCTCAGCGCTCAGGCCGTTCTTTCCGCGGTTCTCCTCGGCTTGGCGGAGAGCTTCCTTTTCGATGACGTCGATCTGCGACCAAACATCAACTGCCCGGCGCTCCAGGCCTGCCAGGTAACCCGCTTCGTCAAACGGCTCGGCCGCCTTGCGGGCTCGAGGCGCCTTAGGGGACTTGTCCGCATAGGCCTTCTCGATCTTGGCGACCTCGTCGGCGATCTCCTTGGGCGACTTCCCTGACCTCGCCCCCGCTTGGCGGACTTGCGCGATTTCCCGCTCCATGCGCAACGTCTTGTCGAGGTGCTTCTCCTTCAGCCGATCCCACTCCGCTTGCTCGCGCACCTTGTCGGCCTGTTCCCCTTGCTGGGTAGCCAGCCGGGCGCCGAGGCGCAGCTGCTCTTCGAGGCCGTACACGATGTCCCGCTGCGCGGCGATCGCTTCCTCGCGAGCCTTCTGGGTCATGCCGAACGCCCAGCCGGGCCGCTGCCCCTGCATCTTGTCCAGCTTCGCTCTAGCCTTCTCCAGTTGCTCTGCGATCGGTGAGTCCCGTCCGACGCTCAGCACGAGATTGCCCAGCTCCCTGAAGCCGGCGCCGATGGCGTTGAGAGATTTCTCCACCCACCCAAGGTTCTCGAGGATCTGGGGCGTGCGCGAGTTGATCGCGTCGGCGTAAGCGTTCTGAGCGACCCGCGCCGCCTCTGTGTGCTTCCCCTGATCCTCCAACGATTTAATCTGCTGGTACAGCGACTCGGTCAGGAAGCCAACCGACTCGTTCAACTTCAGCGAGGCCTGCAGCGGATCCTTTCCGAGGCTCGCGAATGCTTGCGCAGTCTTCTCCACCGCCGGGCCGCCGGTCTGCTCCAGACGGATCGCCGCCGCCGTAAACCGTTCGATGGAGTCGCGCCCCCGGACGCCCTCGGTGACGAAGGTGTTCAGGGCCTCTGCTGCTTGGCCGCGAGTCACGTTGGCCAGCCCGTCCAAGCTGACAGCCATGGCGTTGAGTTGGTCCGCTGTGACCTCGGCAGTTCCGCCGGTGTGCGTTGCCGACCTTTGGAACGAAGTCATCTCCTCCTGGCCTTTCACCAAGCCGTAGAGGAACGTCCCGACCGCGGCCGCAGCTACGGTGAAGGGGTTGATCAGCCCCAGCACGTAGGTGCCCATGGCCTTGGCCGCCGCGCCGGCGCCGCCGAACATGTCCTTCAGCTGGCCGCCCTGCTGCAGGAACACGGTGAGCGGGCTCTGCCCTGCCTGCAGGCTCACCGCGATGTCGGTGAACTGAGCAGGCAGGTTCCGGGTGGCCGCCGTCAGTTGCTTGGCGGAAAGGGTTGCCTTGTCGGTCGCGACGCCGAGCTTGCTCGTGGCCGCGGCTTCCGCGTCTGCCGCCTTCGCAGCTTCGCGCATCGCCGTGGCCGCTACACCGGTGGCAACCGCATGCGTGCGCGCTGCCGCGGCCGTTGACGTCAGCGTTGTGCTCAGCACCTCGGACGATTTCTCGGCCTGCTTCTGGCCCTCGATCATCTTCGAGGTGTCGACCGAGACCTCGTAGTACAACGAGCCTACCTTAGTCGACATGACTCACCTCCTTCCCGTCCACGGCGACCAGCCGCGGGCCGCGCACGTCACTGGACTCGAGGATGTCGACGACGACGCCCGTCTGGCCGACGTCCATGCCAGGCGCGATCTCGATGTCACCCAAAGCGTTGAGGGGCACCTTGATCACCGTTCCGCCAGCCGTGATGATCGTGACGCGAAGGTCGCTGAGCGCCGGGTTGTCGATGCGCAGCTTCCACGGCTTGCCATCGGGAAACGTCGCGGGGATGTCGATGCGCTGCATGGCAGTCCTAAGTTCTGGGGGGTATGTCTCGGGGGCACCCGTCAGCATTGAAGAGTCGATTCGACGTGCCAGCGCGGGTTGTGGGGGGCGATGTGAATGCCGGTCACGCGGACGCCCCGGGCTCTTCGCCGATCAACTCGGCCAGCTTGCGGCCGATGCGGCGGAAGCCCTTGCCGGGCCGTGGGGGCCGCTGTCGAGCTCGGCGCGCCTGCTCTCGCTCGATCCACTCAAGGGTCTCCTCGGGTCGGATGACGATGCGCCTCACCACTCCATCCGCGACCTGCACGATGCGCGTGGGCCAGGGGATGGGCCGGTAACCAGGTCCACGGCCACTAGAGCGTCCGGTGAACTTCGGCAGGGTGTCACCGATCTCGAACACGGACCGCGGGCCGAAGCCAATCGGAAGCGCGCACTCAGCGGCAGGCCGAACGCGGTGGATGGGCGCCGAGGGACCAACGTCGATGCCCAACTCGTTGAGGACATCCTCAACCCAGTCCTCGGCTTCGGTGTCGGGCTCCTTGGCCACTGCTCAGCCTTCCAGCTTGCGCTTCAGGCTTTCGAGCACCTCCCTGCCCAGCCCGATCAGCGTCTCCGGACTCGCCCCGGCCACAGCTGTTCGCACGGTGCTGGCCAGACGGAGCATTTCACCGTCGTCCGCTTCGCTTGCGAGCGTGTTGAGGTCATAGCCCAGCCAGGTCTTGGTCGCGGGCTTCAGCCGATTGAGCGCCACCTCCCGGGTGGTCGGTTTCATCGGGTCGTTCGGGTCGTAGCCGTCGTACGCGTCGACGGTGTTCGCCGTGATGGACGCCTGGCGCAGGGCGTCGAGTTCGCGCAACCGGGTCAACGGGAAGACCGAGTAGTCTGCAACGGTCAACCCGTGCTTGCAGACGGCACTGAGGTTGATGGCGAGCCGGGTCACCTCTGCCTCCACTTGCGCCCCGGCAGCGGAAAGCGTTGGGCCGCTCACGGTGCGCATGTCACGCGGCGCGGGCCGCGAGCCACTCGGGGAAATGTTGTGGGCGAACGTGGTCATGGTGTCTCTCTTTCCTCCGCGGCTCACGGTGCGTGCCCTGGCCATCGCGGGCTGAAATTGATGCTACGAACCAGCCTGTTTTTCAGTACAGGTCTCGCACGCCGACGACCATCAGCACGAACTGCTCAGCGGTCATCGGGAACACGGCCAGGGCCTCGCGTGGAAGCGACTCGAGGACGACGATGTCCTGCGGAGTGGTGCTGGCCGACTGGATGCGCTGGGCCAGCACCTCGGCCTTCGCGTAGGTGCCACGGTGTTCGCTTGCGGGAACGCTGCCGCACTGGTCACCGGGGAGGGCCGCCTCGAGGGCATCAAACAGGCGGCGCACGGCCGAGGTGCGAGCCGGGTCGTACTCCCTCGGCGCTGCTGCTACCTGCCGCGAAAGCAGGTCGAGGCGATGGCGAATGGAAGCGCTCATGCACAGTCCTCCGGAGAGACAAGCTCCACCACCAGGACGCGCCGGCCGGCTGCCGCGGCCTGCTCTGCTTCGTGGCGCTGCTCGGCGCTGAGGTCACCGAAGGGCGCGAGGAGCACCAAGCTGCCTTCGGCGCCGCGCAGGCTCAGCGACCTCTCTTCGAGCAGCTCGACTCGGCGCTTGAGCGAAGACACGTTCAGACCTTCGTCAGCAGTTGGCTCGCCGCGGTGTAGTCGTCGGTGACGAGTTCACGCCGGGCCTTCGCCTCCGCAGCGGCGCGAGCCTGCTCGCCCGCGTCCTTCGCGATTTGGCGGGTCAGTTCGTCGACAGCGCCCTGCGCCTGGCGCAGTTCGGTCGTTGCCGCTGCGAGGCCAGCCGACGCGGCGTCCAGGGCCGCCTTGCACGCGGCCAGTTCCTGTTCAGCCGAGGCCCGCGCGAGTTCGAGCGTGTCCAGCTTGTCGCGGCTGGCGGCGGCCACCTTCTCGCCGGCGTCGCCGCGCTTCACGGCAGCGAGCAGAGCAGCAGCAGCACCGGAGCGCGATGCCGCGTGGCTTCGCGTCTCGTCGTCCACCATCGACTGGATCGAAGCCAGCGCCCCTTCAGCGGCTTTGTGCGCCGCAGCGGCCGAGTCGCGCAGTTCGAGGTTGGTCTGGGCACGCGCAAGAGCCGCAGAGAGGCGGGGTTCAGCGTCGAGGAGCGCTTGGAGGGTGACCGCTGCCGCGCGATCGGCGCTGACTTCTCGCACGGCCTGTTCCGCTCGGTTCTTGCTGTAGCGGGCACCACCTTCGGCCTCTTGAACCTTGGTGTTTTCGTCGAAGACATGGGCGTCATCGGCGTGGACCTCTCCCTTGCGGATGCGCTCACGATTGCGCTGAAGGGTCGCTTCCCGGGCACTGCTTGCTTCGGCGAGCTTCTGCTGCTCACGCTTCAGCCAAGCATCAGCTTCGCTGACTCGTTTCACCAGCGGCTGCAGGCGCTCCTTCAGACTTGCCAGGAAGCGCTCCTTCAATTGTTCGATCGTCATTCAGGTCTCCGATGGGTTGGGATTTCTGAATGCTTGGGAGAGGCTGTATCACCGCGGGCCCTTCCGTGAGACAACGTGGGCCAGCGCCAAGGGCGGCATCGATCACCCGATAGGCGGTGGCCCAACTGAGGCCGCGAGAGATGAGGCGGTCTCGGATTTCCCACCGCGGTGCCCGCTGCTCGAGCAGGCGGACTGCGTAGCGCTTGACGATCTGGCGTTCAAGAGCAGCTTGCGCGGTGCGCGTGCCGATGGCCCGGACAATGCGTCTGACCGCCTCCTCGCCGGCGGTGTCGAGCAGCAGGTCGAGAGCGGCTTCGCTATCGCTCATTTCTCGCGGGCAATGCGAACCGCCTCTCTGGCCTTCACCACGCTCAGCCCTTGCTGCTGGCCGAGTAGGTTGGCGGTGGCCATCAGCGTGCGGCACAGGGCCGTCATGAACTCGGGGGGCAGCACGAGCGGTTCCTCGTCCAGTGCCTCCCCAAGGCGTTCGACAGCCTCGAGCAGGTTTTTCGCTGGCGATCCGCGCCAGCGATCCTCCGCGCTCTCCTTCATACCGCGGCCTCCGCAGGCCAGAACCGCGCCAAGCCCTGCAAGGTGCCCTGCCCGCCCGCGGCGGACGACAGCAGCAGGTCGTCCGCGTCAGTGATTTCACCGCGCTCAACGCGGACCATCAGCGGCAGCAGGCCGCCCAGGGGCTCTGCCGCAGCGACGAGGTCGTAGAAGTGGCTCAGGCCGTCAGGACAGACCGGCAGAATACTCAGCCGATCTTCTAGGGCCCGGAGGCGCCGTTCAAGGCTTGCCCGCAAAGTGCGCCTCCAGTTCCGCCAGGCGCTTTGCCAGGTCGTCCGTCTCCACCAGCTTCGCGTATCCGGCCAGACCGGTGAGCAGCTGCGACGCTTGGCCGGGGGTGAGCTCGCCGGAACTGACGCCCTTCAGGATCGCGTCACCCTTCCCGGTCAGCGTGTCGCCGGAGATCTCAATCGGCGCCGCCGGGTCGATCGCCCGCATGGGAGGTAGCACGCGCTCCAGCAGTAGCGCCGACGCGCGCAGGTCGCCGCCCTTGGCCTTCTCGATCAGAGCCTTCAGGATCTCGGGGATCTCCTTGGCGATTGCCGCGCGGAGCTTGCCCACCTCCCCCGTGCCCTTCGGTCGGCCCTTCGTGTTGCCGGACTGCCCGGGCTTCCATTTCGTCGAACTCTTCACCTGTTCTTTTCCTGTTCTTTCAGGGACGCCAGCGCCAAGCGCCATGCCCGCTTCTGTGCGTCCGACAGCGGGAGGCCGCCTTGCTCCATGCTGCGTAGTTGCCGGGCCCAGCTGAGCGGGTCGACCGCGTCGTGGGCCCGTGCAAGGGCGTCACGCCGCTCGAGCAGCAGCGCCCGGACATCGGCCGGCGCCGGCTGAAGGAGGCGGCGCCGAAAGTTCACCCCGCCCCAACCTTGCGGGACACGTCCGCGTTGGACTCGAACCAACGCTGCGTCTCCCCGTGCAGGGCGAGCGCCATGCGGCCGCGGCGTCCCTGACGGTTCTTCAGCAGAATCGCGGCGATCACCAGCAACCCGTCTGGCTCCACGCCCTTCGGATGCAGCACGATGACCGTGTCGGCGTCCTCTTCGACGGCGCCCGACTCCTTGAGGTCGGCAAGGGTCGGCTCGCCGTCGGCGCGAGCGGTGGAGGCGCGGTTGACTTGGCTGAGCAGCAGCACGCACACGTCGAGCTCCTTGGCCAACTGCTTCATGCCGCGGCTGATCTGCTCGATCTGGTGGTGGCGGGTGTCCTGCCGGCCCACCGCAGCGCACAGCTGCAGGTAGTCGACGATGAGCACTTCGAGGCCGTGCCGGCGCTTCACCTTCCGGGCCTTGTCGCGGATGTCGAGCAGCGTAAGGGCCGGCTGGTCGTCCACGAAGAACGGCATGCGCTGCGCCGCTTCTGCGGCCTCCGTCGCGCGCGTCCAGCCGTCGGGCCCCATGCGACCGGTGCTGATAGCGCCCAGGCTCAGCCGGCCGAGGTTCGCCGCAGCCCGGTCGACCAACTCTGCCGCCTGCATCTCCTGGCTGAGCATCAGCGTGCTGTGGCTGTCGCCGGCGACGTTGAGGCCGATCTGCGTGGCAAAGGAGGTCTTGCCGATCGATGGCCGAGCGGCGATGACGATCACCCGGCCCGGCTTGAGGCCACCGCCCAGGGCGTCGTCGAGGTCACCGAAGCCCGTGCGTAGACCCGCCTCGACCTCGCCGGCCTCCAGCGCCGTCCAGTGCGCTGAGCGGGCAACCATGAGGTCGCCAAGGTGCTGCGGCTCGCTCCGGGCGGTCGGCCGGCGAATGGCGTCAAACAGCGCGCCAACCTGGTCGAGGGTTGCGACGGGGTCGGCTGCGCTCCGCGCCAAGTCCATCGCCCGGCCAGCCGCTTCGATGATCGCGCGACGGAGGGCTCGCTCGATGACGATGCTGGCGTGGCGGCGGATGTGAGCAGCACTGGCCACCGATTGCGACAGCGCGTTGAGGTAGGTCAGGCCGCCACAGGCCTCGGCGATGCCGCGGACGGTTAAGTGCTCGAACACCGCGATTGTGTCGACGGTCTGGTGCTGCCCAGCCAGCACTCGGATGGCGCCGAAGATCTCGCGGTGGGCCAGACTGTGGAAGTGGCCCACCGCGAGGCCTTCCTCGGTGGCCCAGGCGAGCGCCTCAGGCTGCAGCAACAGGGCGGCGAGGATCGCCTGCTCGGCTTCTTCGCTCCAGGGAACGGCGGGGGTGTCGGTTTGATTCATCGGCCGAAGACGTGGTCGGAGGAAAGTTCGCTGTCGCGGTTCGGGACCGCGGTGCTCCCACTGGCGCCGGCCCGCTTGCGCACGTTGCCCCAGTCCCCGCGGATGGCGTTCATGAAGGCCTGATCCCAGTCGGCGTAGAGCGCGGCATTGGCGCGGGCGTAGCTGACGAAGTAGTCGCGATGGGCGTCGAGGTGTTCGGCGAAGCCTTGGTCGCCGGCCCACTTGCGAACTGCATCCGAGATCTCGAACGGTTCCGACATCGCGACCTTCCGGGAACGCTTCGGGCGCGCTGGCGCGACCACTGACGGTTCCTGACGGTTCAATGACGGTTCGTCTGAAGTGGGCTTCAGGGGTTTCGAGAAGCCGGCTTCAGGGGTCCCGGAAGTGGGCTTCAGGGTGCAATCCACTTCAGGGGTGCAATGGGTTGCAGGGGTACGGGGTGAAGCCTGCTTCAGGGGTGCAATGGGTTGCAGGGGTGAAGCGGGTTGCAGGGTCTGGGTCCCGAGGTCGTCGAGCATGATCCGGTAGCGGTTCGTCCCCCGCGGTCCCTCGTTCTTGAGCACGCGCAGCTCCCCGCTGGCCTGAAGGGCGAGCAGGAGGTAGTTCGCGTTCCGCGTCGACATGCGGCACTTTTTCGCCAGCGAAGCGACGGCCGGGTAGCTGTTCCCATCGTCGTCGCTGTAGTCCGCTAGCACCACCAGCATGAGCAGTTCCGTCCCCGAGTGGCTCGACCGCTCGAAGACGCGATCAATGCAGCGAACACTCACGCGGCGCCCACCACTTCGAGGATGCGCTCCACCTCTTCGACGTCCGCCATGGCACGGACACGGCCCCATCGCGCTAGGAAGTACCGCGTGGGCCCGTCCGCTGCGTCAGAGCGCCAGAGCTGAAAGCCTTTGAGGGCCGCGCGCGCGACGAGCGTCGACCAGGCCTTGAGCTCGATCTCACGGCTCGGTTGTTCGGTTGCTGTCATCGGTGGATCTCCGGTGGGTGTGGAAGCGGCTCGGCCTCAGGCCAGTGCCTTGGACGCCTGCAGCTCCTCGAGAACCGTCAGCGCCTGGCGCGCCGCCAACCACTGGGTAATGACGGTGTTGCCCGTCACGGACTCGAAGGCTGCGATGCGGTGGGCAGGAAGGTCGCGGCGGTGGGGGTGGTCGTCGCCATGCAGGTAGTCGCTGATGACCTGGGAGCGGATTCCCGCTTCCGCGGCCAGGTGGCGGAAAGTCATGTGGTGCACACGGCGGAGCGCCCAACACATGCGCACCGCATCGCGGTACGACTTGCACTGAGAGACGAGCTGAGAGGGGGCGACGCAGGGACGGTCGAGACGACCAAGCAGAGGTAGGTTGAGTTGCACGTGGGGGGCATCCAATAGCAAAAAGAAATCGGCCCCGCCGTTGCGCCCGCCGTTGGGCAGGCGCAAAAGT